TGACTCCAGTCGAGACCGGAGAGATTTACCACAACTTCTGCCAGGTTTCGAATACCCTTGGATAGAGCGATGAGACCCAGACCGGCCGAAATCATGTGCTCAGGGTCACCCATGAGCCGAACATCACCAGCAATAACCGTAATGAGAACGGATACACCGGTAAGACCTCGACGAAGAGTTTCCCAATCCATCTGCCCAAGCGTTTGAACAGCAATAGTCAGAACGTCGATTGCTCCAGCAAGGAGAATCAACGAACCCATCAAGAACGGCATCTTGACGAAGCCTTCAGTTCCAACGAACTTCTGGAATATCGCCAAAGAAGTGACCAGCTGAGTGAACATCACTGTAATAGCACCGCTGGCTGCGGCAAGTCCCGGTGCATTCACCTTAGCGAGTTCAGTAACAGAGATTGTCAGGATACCGATTGCAGCAGCGATCTCAAGGAGCGTTGTAGCCTTAAGAGTTCCCTGCATAGTTTCGAGGGTCTTGGTAAGACCTTCGAAAGTTTCCTTAATCGTATCGACGAACCCGCCAAGTCCGCCATCCGATTCACCACTCTTGAACTTGTCGACGAACTTCTTTACAAGCGCAATAAGGCCGGTGAGTAGACCGGCATTGAATATCTGAAGAACGTCTTGATAGTTAAGGTTCTTAAATGCATTGGCTATCGACTGACCGAATTGCTGAGCGAAGTCTTCGAACTTCTTAACAACCGGATCGATGTACTTCAGAACACCGCTCAGGTGGTCGAGAATATCAGCCCAGACCTTGTTCATCATCTGGCTGAGTTGACCGATTGGCCCAAGCTTCTCAGAAATAGTGTCTATGGCCTGAGTAGCTTTGGATGCTCCATCGAAGCGATCGAACAAATCCTTGACATATTGAGCAGCCGCTTGGAACAGCAGAATTGGGACTTCCATGTCTTGCTTAAGCTTGTCGAAGAATCGGGTGAGGTCCTGACCCTTTTCAACGGCGTCCTTAAGCTTGACAATCCAATCTCCGGCCCGAGCGGTTAGGTCGAGAAATCCCCCGGAGTTTTTTGTCAGTTGTCCAAAGAGATCTCCCAGAAAACTCCCGAGAGATTTTACGACATCCCAACCGAGCTTGAAGATAGCGAAAACTCCTGCGAATGTTCGCTTCAACTCGTCGGCAGTAGTTCCTCCTATTTTGAGCTTTTCGAAGAAGTCCCTGAAACCGGTCGTCATGTCGTACAGTTGCTTAGCCGTAGTAGGCGGGAAGATCTCCCTGAAAGCCTGAATAATCGGCTTTACTACAGCGGCAAGGTCTTCGAACGCAAACTTAAGCCCATCGATCAGCGCGGTACGACCGCCAAGCTTAGACCAACCTTGAAGAACAGTGTTCAGTGCGTAGATCGGGCCGGTGAGGGCGTTCTCAGCAACATTGTGGATCGAACTGAAGAGATCGGTCGCCTGACCAATGTCCCCGAAGAGAGTCTTGAAGATCGCAGCATAAGCTGTACCGACTTCCTCCTTGAGTGCCTGAGTAAGCTGGGACATAGTTTTGATCTTGGTGGCTGCGTCAACCGCAGTCTGTCCCATAGCTTGAATTTGCTTGGCCTGCTGAGCAGTGAAACCCATGGCCTTGAGTTGAGCAGCACTCAAGTCTCCGGTGAATTGTGCCAGAGTCTTTGTCAGGATGTCGGACGTGAGCCAGCCTTCCTGAAGACTGTTTCGGAACCCACCGGCCTTCTTGACAATGCTGTCGATAGCCACACCGCTTGCTCGCGCGGTGTTCTCCAACGCATCTTGGAAAGTCTTTCCGCCAAGACCAGCGTTGACAACAGAGTTCCAGTCTTGAAGCTTGACCGTTCCCGTTGCAATTGCTTGAGACAACTGATACATGGCGCCGGAAGCTTGTTCCGAATTGGCGCCAGACATAGCTGCAAGGTTAGCGATACCCTTGATGGATTCCGCTGAGGTTTTAAGGTCGACGCCAGCCGCAGTGAATGTACCAATATTCTTGGTCATGTCACTGAAGTTATAGACGGTCTGGTTGGCGTAAGTGTTTAGTTCGGCAAGGACTTTATTGACGTCGCCGATTTTGGTACCTTCGGCGGCGGTGTTAGCAAGAATCGTTTGAACAGCGTTGATCTGAGTTTCGTAGTTCGCGAATCCATCCTTGATAGGATCGATCGTGAACTTCTTCGTCATTTCTATGCCGAAGTCGACGACTTTTTCAGTTAAATCAGCCAGGGCAGTGACGCCGATAACCTTCATGGCGCCAAACTTACTAGCTACCTGATCTACGCCTTCTGCAATACCGCCAAGAGAAACCTTTCCAGCGGCTGCGCCTATATCAAGTAGACCCTTGGCAGCTCCTTGAAGCTGAAGACTCTTGTTGAGCTTATCAAGGGTTTTAAGACTAGTGGCGGCACCATCTTCGAACTGCGCATTGTCAAACTTCATTTGAACAATACGCTGATCGATATTGCTCACGCGGATGTCACCGCCTTCCATACCTTATTTGCGATCTCATCGAATATAGGCTTCATAACCGGATTGATGTAGTCGCGACCTTGGACGTACCCGCCAGTACCGGTTCCATATCCGTATTGAAGCATGATGGCTACAGGGAAACCACTTTCGACGTCGCTGTTAGTCCAATAGATAGAATAAACTCCACCACTTGCATGAACGTCATAATCCCAATCGCCAGCTGCTAAACCAGTGTCGACAGGGGTAGCAGAGGAAAGAGCTGCAACGCCTTCTCTACCGCACGACTCCATGACACCAAGAATGTCAACTTTGAGTGCGTTCTTAATAAACGACTCTGTTTTCTTGGTATCTCCAGTGACGTTGAAGGTGATCATTGCAGCTCCTTCCTCCCATTTTGACTAATCCAAGAACCATTTCCAGGTTGGAGCAACACTGTAGGTGATGGCTATGGTTTGACCTGACGGAACTCTGAAACCACCAGAAGTCAAGCCCGTAGCAGTTCCACCAACTGTGACTGCAGTAACCGTACCGCCAGTTATGTAAACCATGGCATTCGAACCGTAGTTGTTGGTGAAAGCAGTTGTAGATGTCGGAACGGTTGGAGATGTAATTGGGCCAACTGGATTATACCCAACGTTATCCGAAACTCTATTTGCTGTAGAACTAGGGTCCATATGAATAGCACCACTAGTTCCAGCAACTACCTGATTGCCAACAACGACGTTGCTACCCTTCGCCGATGGCTCATAGACGCAATACGTATAATGAGCTGATCCGGCCAGAATGTCGAAACGATTACCAATCACGATGTTGTTCTTCGAACCCAAACGAAGAACTTCGACAGCTCCCACCGAAGAACAGTTACTGAACTGGTTTCCTTCGATGATGTTGTTGTCACCGATACACCGAATTGCCTGATAACGAGTTTGGTTGAATCGATTGTTGGAAATTCGCATCGTCTCCGAACTCTCAACCTGAAGAGCCGGAGAAGTATAGGTTCCAGCATTACCGACGATGTTGCCTTCGATGAAACCAAAACCTGATTTGATATGAATCGGATACCCAACGGTATCAGGAGCATCGAACATCGGCTGGCTAGAAGCAACAGCCAAATTCGCGCCGTCGATGAAGTTGTAAAGAAGAGAACATTCATCTGAATAGGTAGCGAGGATCCCTCCCCCGCAACCTTCGATGTAATTCGCTCTAATTTCTACCTTACTGGAGAAATTTGTAGCGTCTCCGTCAAGAACGATACCCCAGTTAGGACAACTGAAGATAGTGACGTCACGAATGTACGATTGAATTACACCATAATAATGAATGGCGTTTCCACGACCATTTGAAGTACTGGCCATGGCAGAACAATCGATTGTAATACTTTCAATACCAAGAAAGTGCTGAGTGTATCCTGCAGTTCCAGCCGTTGCTGGGATAGGGGTTGCAAAGACATCAAAGGTTGAACCGGAAACCGGTTTAATAATTGTGTTACCCTTGTTTGCACCCTTGATGACTAGATTATCAGCCCACAATGTGATATTGGCACTGGTTTTATACGTCCCTCGGGGGAAGTATATAGTACCACCACCGACAGCATCTGCAGCGGAAATCGCACTATTGATGGACGCTGTGTCATCAGTTGTTCCGTCACCCTTAGCACCATAGTCACGAACGTCAAACCAGATTCGCTGGGAAACGTTCAGATTCGTTCGGGCCGTTGCGGCATTCGCAACGTCGCTAAGGTTGTTGCTTCGCATAACTGCTGCGGAAATATCGGCCTTCATGGCGAGCTGAGAAGTCACAGTTGCAGCGTCAGCCTTCAAAGCCAACGCGGAATTGAAACCATCAGAAGTCACACCAGTAACGGTGGCCATATTTTCCCTCCTTAAGAACTTACCGTAAAGGTGTTCGCGTCATCCAACACGGCAGTTGGCCAAGTTAGCTGGTATGTAATGTCATCCAACATGACAAGATCGCTCAGAGGAGCGGTTACAGTAAATGTCCCATCGCCATTATCGGTAACCGTAAGAGCATTGTTGGTGTCGATGATGTCTGAGAGTTCAGAAAGAGTAGGAAGCCGCGATACGGAAGTATTACTTCCGTAAAGAATATCTTCGATTCCAGACAGAACTACATCGTCGAGTTCTGTAGAATTCAGAATTATATGAGCGGTCCTTCTGTAACCAGCCATCACCGGAGGCAGAGAAGTTAAAGTCCATGAAAAATCATCAAGCTGAGTGTTACCAGTTACAGTCTTGTACGATTTGTTGGCTGGGGAGGCAGTGAGATTGTAAATCAGATGAAGCTTGTATCCATAAGTATCAGAGAGATCGTTGCCGATCATCGTCCGATAGCACAATCCGAAAGAAACACGCTTCTGCTTAGTGACAAACAAACCCGGTCTTACTGCTACGTCGCCATTGCATGGTTCAAACTCTTCGGGATATGTATAAGCCGTCAGAGTAGCTTGGTATTCTTCTCTAGGATCTAAATTCAGATACTTCTCTCCATCCACATAAAAAGATTTGGAAGATCCCGCAGAAGAACTTCCAGAACTTTCTGATATGGACGTAAGACCATTCCAAGGAACGCCAGGTTGCCCATCGACGTATAGAACTCCTCTATCGATGCCGGTTTCGTACTTACGAGATCCAACAGCATCCCAGATGATCTTTGACAAGGGCAACCTCCTTCTTAACCCGAAGTGTTCAATTCAGCCCTACGCTTCGCATTGAGTTCTCTGTTTCTCGCTGCGATTTCAGCCCTACTCAATTCTTTCTTAGGCGTGTTCTTCTCGCTACACACCTTTACCAACGTAATCAGACGATTCAAATGCCAATGCTGACATTCAAATGGGATGTTCAATGCTATCATCCAATAATAGATGATCTCGGCAGTGACGATTTCCCTATTCCCACTTTTAGCTTGATCACCAAACCAAGTAGCAGTCATCTTAGCGTTGATGTAATCGTTTATGTCGCTCAGATTTGATTCTGAAAGTTTTTCAAAGACTTCATCAGGAACATTTGGAGTACAAGTCATCGCTGTGATGTACCAAAGAATTTCTTCAGGAGTCTTTGATTCATCAGACAGGAAAGGCTTTTCGAAGAAGGACTCCCATTTTGACAAAGAAGCTAGAGAATGCTCTAGTTCAAGAGTAAAGCTTTCAAGCGTCGTGAACTTATTGGTGCTTTCATCGAAGCCCTTGCTCATCTCGACTAAGATAGTGAGCATTCTCTAGCCTCCTTTCATCATAACTACGAGTAAGTGACTTCCCAATCGTCATCCGCATTGGGAGCGATCTGGTAGCCAGCCTGCGGAACGACAGACACGATGGTGTCGGCGGTAATGACCACGTTGCCAGTGACGATCTGACCGTTGATGTAGTAGTCCAGACCAGTGACAGTCGGGATGGTGATGGTGTGAGTAGCCGGTGTGTAGGTCGGAACCACCGGATCCACCTGAGTCACGGTACCCGAGAAGATTGCCAGAACAGCGTCGGGAGTCGGCAGAGACGGGTCGGTACCCACAGTGCCATACAGGAACTGCTCAAGCGTGGCCAGAGCAGAAGCGCTGACCTTGGTCGAGTCGATCGTCATCGTGGCCGTGGGCTTGTGGCCAGTGACATTGATCGGAGTCGTGCTGATGGTCCAACTGAGCTCGATCGCAGCCGGGGTGGCGTTGATCGAATCGAAGAGCGCATCGAGTCTCGGTTTGAGCAACCGGATCGCTTCGTCTGGCGCGTGGGACTCGAGAACCGCGAACTCGCGCGTGGAAAATCCAGTG